AGCAGATGGCTTGTAGCCTTTGCCCATTTCGGTTTCGGGCGATTATAGTTCTTTATGGATATAGCCATGATTGCTTCGTTATGATTTCTCAGCTTGCCGTTTAGCCCACTCAAGACCCGCACCGTATTTATCGGTGTGACTGATCCATTCCTTTAGCTGTTCTTTATGCTCAACTTCAATAGAGGTCAATCTCTCTTTGAGATTATTCATATTGATGCCGTTGTTTGAAAGACCGATTTTGATTGCGTTAATATCTCCTTCCATTACTTTAATGGATGTATTCAACTGCTTGACATAGTAACCAACAACCGGAACGGCTAAGAATCCGATCGCCTTTATGATGTTCATTAGCCACTCAAAATCTGTCATAACTAAGCCTTGATCTGTTTAGAGTACTTCGATACGAATACCATGTAACCCGATGGAATCAACCATGCCTTCATATCGCTAGTTGCACGAAGCGAATAAGTGGATAAGAAATTATTATAGGTCTGATCGAATGAGTTGGACTGGAAGTAACTGTAAGCGAAGGCAGGTTCATCTGAGTAGATAATAACCACCTGCATCTTCACGTTATTCTTCTTACACTTCGCTGCGAGCGTTCCGAGGCGGGTACTGACGTAACCGTACTGTGAGCCTCCATCCATTGCGTTCGATTGCTTGTAGCAGTGAATAAACACCCGCTGGCAGTTCTTACTGATCGAGTCCCAACAAGCCTCCGAAGGCCATCCCATGTACACCGCTGACTGTAAGCCTTTACTTGTACACCACCCGTTAACCGTTCTCAGAGTAGTATAAAACCCTGCATAGTCACCAGTATTGTACGGTTCAATTTCCGAGATAACGAAGTCAAACTTCGATGAGTCTGTCACCGCTGCGTTGTAAGCGTTGAGTGAGTTCACTACGCTGTTAGCTGTCGAGTACGGAAACCCATTCGAGCGAACACCCGCCCTGCGATTGCGAAGGATAACGTCAGCAAGGATGGGTCTGCCACTTGTCGAAGTAAGCGCACCGGATGTCCCGTACACAGCGTTGAGGTTAGCCCCCTGACGTTTCAGCCAGTCAGCGTTAGCCTGACGTGTTGCTGCGGTCGCCGAGTACACCGAATAGTCATTCATATAATGACCCTTCACGCCTTCTTTGATACCGAAGCGTACCATAAGCGTTACCGCCAATGCAGCAGCAAGCGTTACCCCTACCTTACCGATAGATGAGTTTCTCATAACCCCTCAAGGCTTAACTGATCCACAAGCGTAGCCAGTTCATTAAGCGTGCTGACATAGTTCTGGATGATACCAACGTGATTACCTCCGAAGAAGTCCTCACCCATTGCATCCAGTTCTTCCTGTGAATGATTGGAAGGAACAACGGTATTCTTTCCTTCGTCAAGTGTGTACTGGCCCATTTCTGTTACCTGTACGTAAACGCCTTCAGATTTTTTGTAGGATTTGCTTGTCATGGTATAGCTTTTTAGTACTTATTAAACTCTTCAAGTTTGATTGTTGCTGTGTCGTAACCTCCGTCAAAATCGGTGGTGGGGATGAAGAATATTGTTGTGTCTGTTTCATCTCCATCGAACTCAAATACCTGCACTCCATCGGAAGTAACAGTTTCTATTACTACGTTATCAGTTCTAACTAAACACGAACCTGTTGTGATTCCACTGAAGTCAACAGTCAATCTATATTTTTTTGCTGCAAATTCAAATCCATAAGCAGCCTCTGTTGTACCGGATGAGTGAACATTAATGTCATCAGCTATCGCCCATCCTGCACCGTTGGCAAAAGAGCCGAGTGTCATCAGATCCCACGCTGTTTTGAGGGTGAACTTGTAACCATAGAACATCAAACCGCCTTCCGTTTCAGCACCTGTGATGGTGCTTAGAATATTCCACATCGTATTTTTCGACTGACAGGGAGGGTTAAAAATATCGGTTGCGTGCGTAACAACATCAGCCCCCTCAGTGGGGTTATATGTCTCTTTATTTACACTTACCGCAAGTGAGTTAGATGTTCCATGCTGAAACTCCCCGAAGTAGATGTCGTGAACCAAGGCGTCTGCCGCCTTTATTGCATTCAGGTCAGCGGAGTGGAGCATGATGATCTCCCCATCCCCGACAATAGTTCTTCCTGTTTCCTTTGAGATCAAAACCTTTGCTTCGTCCCGTGTGATTGTGCCTACTAAATTCATTGGATTTCCTTTCTTATCTGTTGTAATCGTTACAATTATAATTTGATTCTCCAGGGGCAACGGACCGGAATCTGACAGCCCCCATTGAGTTATTTCGTGGTGTTGCGTTCCACTTCGGGAACGCAGAGGCGTTATCGTCGAGGTATTTCTTTGCATCTTGCCAGTAACTTCCGGCAATGTTCGCGTATGAATCAGCCTCAAGAGCAAGCACCTTAGAACTTACGGGTTCGGAGTGCTCTGATGTTTTTGTGGTAACACTATGCGATGTTATCGTTGCCTGATTTCTCATTACAAGACGTGAAAGCGTCCAGTAAATCAAAGCCATTTTGATACCCTGAAAGTTTATTGAGTAGTTTGACGGATCAGTATAAGTGCAGCCGTTGAGTAGATTATTCCACTTGGTGAAATTTGAAACGGTCATGAATACGGACCATATCAACGGGCTTGTATCAGGTTGCTGACCTGTCTGGGTAGTTGATGAAATGAACTTGTATATCGTACCGGAATACGATACATACACCGTTACACCTCCGGTATAAGCCGTTCCGCTGTTGTATGCGGCATAAGTTACTCCGTTTGTATTATTCTGAAGCAGTTCGTTGTACAAAGCGTATCCAAGCAGCTCTTTCAGTTCTACCTGTTGCGCCTCAAGGATACAACGGTCAACACGCGCTGAATTCTTATCATCCTTTATAGATGTTGACAGCTTCACGGTATCTTCAGTGAAGTCCAGTACAGTGATAAGTTTTATTGCTGTCATGGTGCTGGCTGTGTTGCGGGTTGGGAGATAGCGAAAGACAAAGGAATGATCGAGTAATCCTTGGAAGGATTGATGTCAGTCACCCAGTTCGAGAACAGCGCGGTATAAACCTCTTCCAGAACTAATCTGTAATCGTAGGTATGTGCGTTGTATGCAGCGTGAGCGTCCTGAATCTCGGTAGCCGTTCCCAGTTTACCGGATATAAGGTCTCCGAGAAGTACGGGAGGGGTCATGAACGGCTTGCGAATGTTCTCTGATACGGATTTCTCTGTGTACTCGAATTCTTTGTCTGCCGCTGTCGGGTGATCAAAGTGTTTGATGTCGAAAGTCTGTTCAACGGATTTCTTTTCGATGTGAATAACCTTGCGCCCCGATCTTGCCCCCTGGAAGTTTTTAAGATTCTCATCAAACTGCTTCCGATCGTAATCCGAAGCCATTTCGTCAGTAATAACAGCGGTATGATTCATGAATGATGAAGTGATGTTCCCTAATCGGTACTGCATCGCTTCGTTGTCGGCGATAACGTCCTCCTTTACGGAGTCGATAGTTGACAGCGGGTAGCGTCCTTCATCATTTGAATACCAAATCACCTGACCTGTGTACTTTTCGATACCACCGGAGGCAATCATTTGCTGAATGACAACATTCGGGTCATCGTTATACAGGTAGTATTTCGTGATTTTCTCCTTGCTGAAATTCTTCCATATCTCCCTACCCCAGTCCGGGTGATGGAGAATGTGTGTAATTGTGCCATCGTCGGAGGGGATAGGAAGACGGAATTCCTTAAAGCGTATAGGAGTGGCAGCGATTTTCTGACCAAGACCATTGTATGTCACATGAACAGCGAAACCGTTATGCTTTGCAAGGTCAGAGGACAGCTTTCTGTTGAGCTTATCAATAGTAAGTCCACGGGTATTGATAACGGTCTTATAGAATACCTTATCGGTAAGACCACCTCCACGAATAAATCTTTCAAGTGTGGATACACATTGCTTTGCCCGTGGAGATCCATCAATATAAATCTCGGTACGCTGCGGATATGCGTTGTCAATGTCGAAGGTTTGGATACCTTCGGACTGGACACGCTTAATATTTATCCGTGAATAAACTTCCGGCAGCGATGATTTCATTATTTCTTTTTATTCTTAGCTGGTTTTGTTGGTTCCGCCTGTTCTTCTGCTGTGGGTTGTTCTTCTTCCTGTTCAACCACTTCTGCTTTCTTTTCCTGTGGCTTTGCAATAGCATATTCCTCAGGATATTTTTCAAAGTTGTTAACCATGTTTGGAGATTCTTTGATCATCTCCTCAGCGATGGCATCTGTCAGGTTATCGTTCGTGTAGTACGTGTTGTGAGCGTTCCAATACTGAACGATACCCGCTTTAAGTAAGAATTTTCTTGGTGTTTCCGACATGAGTTTTTTGTTTTGGATGTCCTGTAAGTGATATTGATAGTCTGATAATATTTTCTTATGAAACTCTGAAAGCGTTGCCGGGCAGCATGGTGTTTGTCCGTATGTTTTGAAGTAATCTGCCGCCAGTTCTGAAAGCATATCTTCACTCTTTCCAATCAGCTCCCACTTTGTATCAACCCACCGTGTATAAATAGAATCTTGCATTTCGTGTTTGTTTTAAAGAGAAACGGGCAGGGCATACACCCCGCCCGTTTACTCAGCACATGGAAACAGCTTCTTTTATTCAGGTGTAGTGATAGCGTCCAATGCAGCGAGTGTTGTCGCATAGTCCGTATCCCAGAATTTCAGAGGAGGTTTTGACTCATACTGATCCTTTGGAGGACCGAGTGAAATCACCCACGCTCCTTGTGAGTCAGTTGATGATGGGTCGCGGCTGATCTTACGCGCGGTAAGACCTACTTCGATACCATGAATATCGAAAGCCGCATCGCCATCAGTACCTTTTGCCTTGTTCTCAACGATAGCAACCAGATCGCCCTTTGCGAGAGCGGAATCCATTTCTTTAATGGTCTGACCGTTGTTTGTGAACAGCAGAAGATCTCCGGTAGTCTGATACATCTTGGTGAACTTGAGTTCAACCATATCAGTCTTGAAGTTATTTGTATTCATCAGCCCTTTGTAGCGGAATCCTTTCTTTGTTGAAGCCATTGTCATGTTTTCAACGATGTAGGAATTTCCGGCAGCGTATGTATATCCTGTAATCTCAGAGCGATTAAATAGGCGTACAGTTACCTCCTGACCACCAACCGGAACTTTGCAGGGGTCTGCGAGAATGTTCATGGTTGCGAGTCCACATGGAGAAAGCTGACGTTGATTAAGTTTTTTCATTGTTTGTCCTTTCTGGTAGTGGGTTAGTAAAGAGCCTGAATCATGATAGGTGAAGGAATCTTCGCATCCACCATGTATTTTCCGCGTAGGTTGTTTTTCTCAGTATCTTTTGAATACCACAATTCGAGTTCCTGAACAGATGCAGCGTTATCGAGTGCAACCTGAAGGTTTCCTTTTGTTGTCAGGATAGCGCGGTGTGGAGAGAACCATTTCGTTCCGTTGTCCAGATCAGCACGAATAGTGCGATCCCAGAAATCCCAACCGATGATCAGGGTATTTCTACGTTTCAATACCGTGAAGCCTGACTCAAGGCGTGTGAATGAAGCGTCAACAGCCTGTGTTTCCAGATAGTCAGCGTAGTTGTTAACCAGCGACATTGTAGAGATAATCACCTTGTCCGGTGCTCCCTGCAAACGATAGTCAGCAGATGTCAAAAGTTGCTTGTAGTAATCACGTGCGGCAGTTGAGCCAAGTGTTGAATCTTGCAAAGCGTAAGTAGCCTGAGCGTTTTGTGTACAAGTCACACGTTTTGTTGAGTCGGCAGCTACGATAGCGAAAATCTGTTTCCAGAAACCGTCAAGAATAGTGTAGTCTGTGAGTGATACACCCGCCTTGATTTGTTCTGTTCCTGATCCGTCACCAACGTTTGTGTGTGTAGTGTCACCGAACCAGATGATACGGTAAGCATCTTCGAGCATCGCAGGAGTGATGCTGTCAAGAAGGAACTGAACCACTTTTCCGTCACCGGAATTGATAAGGTCATCTTTGTTTGTTCCTTTTGCAGTGCAATAAACACCCAAAGAACTGTCAAGTTCAGATGCACATAATTGTAACCATACCTTAGTCTTTACCGGATTAAATAATACCTGGCGAAGTGCGATAGCTTTCGATGTTGCGCCAGTACCGCAGCCTGCATCAGCTTTTGTGATCTTACTCAGAAGACCTGCGTAGATAGCTTGTTGTTTAGCTTGCACACCGTCAATTACAGTGTGAAATTCGGTCATGGCAGGCTGTTTGAAAGTCTGATCCATGATAACTTTAGCGAAATCTCTTTCTTCTTCGCCATTGAAATTCACTGATCCGAAGTTGAACATTGCGCCAAAGGATACACCAAAGGCAACGGCTTTCAACGGAACGAACAGGACGGCAAGAGCGATCAGGCCGAGCGCAGTCATTAATACTTTTTGGAGTTGTTTCATTTTAATTTTCCTTTCGGGATTTGTTGTTGTGGTTTGTTTTTATTGTTGGTTAGCAGCGGCCTGCTTATTTTTTTTCAAGTGCCATTTTTACGCGGTTAACCGGAACACCTTCTTCAGAGCGGAAATTCTGAGCACCTTCTTTTGGTGGTTTGCCTCCGGTGAGAGCTGCGAGTTGGCTTTTCAGTTTTTCAACTTCAGCTAGTACAGCAGGGAGTTCTTTGGTTGTTTCGTCGAGTTGCTTTTGCGCTTCTGTCAACTGAGCTTTCACCGCTTCGTTATCAGATTTTGCTTTGGTAAGCTCCTCCTGCAATGATTTCACGGCAGGATCTACAACCGGATCAACGTGAGCGCCTTCAATCGCTGAAATAATTCCATTTGCATCGGTAGTGATCTTTGTGCCGTCTTCCATTTCGATTGTAGTGGAAGCAACAGGCTGACCGTTTTCTGTTACAGAATCTCCGGCAGATGGCATTCCATCACCGTTTTCATCCGAGATAGAAATAGTGCGACCGTCGGACGTTTTACCGTCGTATGATTTTTTCTTTGAATCGAAACCAAGGAGTTCCTTGATTTTTTCGATTGTTGATTTTTCTTTAGTCATCTCTGATTGTGTCTCTTTAAAGACCTTGTATTTATGTAAGAATGAATTCAGTATTGATTCGTCTTTTTGAATGAGGTCGAATATTTCAGGTGTGTCTTCCAGAAATTCAGTAACCTTTGCAGCCAGATCGTTGGTGTCCTTAAAAAGATTTGTTGTTGCACAAGGAGAGTCAACCAGATCAGAAGCGATCAGAGCCTTTACCCTCTCATACGTTTTCACCACTTCGTTACCGGAAGCGTCCTGTTCGTTTTTCTTTGCTGGCTTGTCTGGGGAATAATGAATAGAGTTTCCGAACATATCGCTGTTTGATTCAGCCATGTCCAGAATGTATTTATACACATCTCCTTTCCCGGGTAAGGATTTCGCAGTAGGATCAAGATACAAGTCAGCGATAGCCGCCTGTATTGTCCCCTTTTCAGTTTCGATAGTATCAATCCTGAAATCCTTGTAGCGTCCGATGTATGAACCAAGAGCGGAGTCACACATATTCGGGTGACCAAAACGGGATTTGACGCCCATACTTTGAGCGTTTCCGAGTGTTACAATTTGTCCGAGTGCCGTTGTATCCCAGTTATCATTTGCCTTGTCTTCACCTTCTTCGATGATGACAATGTTTCTGATAATGCCAGCTTCGCGGTCGACGCTTCCTGACTTTAATTTGAAAAAAAGTGGTGCTGATTTCTTTTGGTTCTTCACTGATCACAAAAGTGACCAAGATTCAGTTTGACCAACTAACCCAAAATGGTTAGCAGATGTACATGGCGGCAATCACTGAAGAAAGTCTATCCTTCTCCTGCTTTACAAGTTGTTCGGGAGGCGTGTACCGATGAACCTCCCTGAGGTATTGCCAAATTGTTTTCTCTGAACATTTGAATAGTTCAGCCGCCCGGGTAACAGCAATAGTTTTAGAAGATGACGCTTTTGTTTTCAGTTCAGCGTCAACAAATAAATACACATCCCTGATTGTCTTCACCCGGTCAGAAATTAAACCAGCGCAATACAGCTCTTTCAATACACCTTCGTGATCAAGCCTGTTAAGCAATAATATCAGATAAGGAGTATCTACCATACCGCCCTCCCGTCCTGAACAGATACCTCCGCTTGTGAAGAATTAATGTCCCTGACAGCAACAACCGGATTCGGCATAGATGAAACTGTTTCATGAACAATTGTTCTGATTTCTTCTGCCGATACTCCGGTATTGATACTTGTCACCACCCTTCCTTCGAGTGGATTGAATGCAGGAACCACCCCTCCCTGTTCAGCGTGATGTCTTCCGAGTATCATCTTTGCGCCAACTGATCCGGTAGCGTATGAATACTGACGAAGCGATTCAAGTTGGTTAACGAGTTGCGCCCCGATTGGGTGGTTCAGTACTTTGGATGGAACTACATACTCGTCTTTGTGATACGTGTACGGCTTCTGTCCAAGTGCGGTACTGACCTGTTTCGGGTGTCCTTGTCCGGTGTAACCGCCGACCTCGAATGATGAAGAGCCAGGGATTGATACACTATTGATCTTCGCCACATTTAAAAGTCCGGCAGCGATAGCAACACCCGCAGCGATAGGAGCGAGTACAGGACCAACATAAGGGATAACCGCAGTTGACTTATATGCCGCGTTTGCCGCCTGATACGTGTCGATGATTGCTGAAGCGGAGGCAAGCAACTTATATGCCGCCGTTTGCTTGGAAAACAAATTCGCAGCCGACTGAAGCGTGTTTTTGGTAGTGGATAACGCCTGATTCTGATACAGTTCTTCGATGTCAGCACGTTTGCGGGAATACGTATTGAGTATCGCTGTCCGTTCTTCTTCCGTAGCCGTTGATCTTGAAAGAAGGTCATCGCGTTGCTTGTCGAGTGCCGCAAGATCAGCGTCCAGTTGATTCTGATTTTCATCAGTATTGAACTGTGAAATATCCTGACGGTCTTTCTTTCTTTCGGCGACATTCTGTTTTGCGATCCTATCTGTTTCGGCAGCAGCGGCCTCGGCTTGTTTTACAGCTTCATCGAAAGCCTTCTGAGCATCCTCCTGATTAACTTGTTTGTACTTCAGGTCAATATCAGCGAGCGCAAGGTTGCGAATATTCTGAGCCTCTTTGAGTTTGTCGGTTTTCTCAAAGGCTGCATTGACCTCATCAATATCGGCCTGTTTTTCAATCGCCCTTTTTTCTTCGATTGTCTTTGCAACCTGTTCGAGAACCGCTACACGGTTTTCGTCGTATAACTTCTTTAGGTTTTCAAGTGCGGCTTTTACATTCTCAGCATCCTTCTCTGAAATCTTTTTCTTAGCCTCGTCCTGCTTTGTGCGAAGTTCAAGTTCAGCGTTGAGAGCATCAATCAAGTCCTCCGCTCCCGGTCCCGATCTTTGTTTTTCGGCAGCGATACGCTTATTGATCTCAGCAACGGTAAGTTTAGTCAGATCTTCCTGATTCTTTGCTGCTGATTCAGTACCTCCGCGCGAAGCCTGTACTTCTGTGAAGGCTTGTAGTTGAGCTTTTGAAAGATTGATAGCACGGGTGAGGGTGTCCCACTTTTCTGAGTCCTTTTCTACACCAACAAGTTCTTTTGTGAGTGCCAGCACATCGTTTGCTGCCGTTACCCGCTTTGTGGCAAGAGTAGCATCATCCAAAGAGTTGGCATACTTCTTTACAAAAGCAACACGCTTGTTAAATTCTTCTGCCGGATCGCTTCCTTTGAAAATATCGCCTGAAAATATTGTTCCGGCATCGTTTACAATGGATAAAACACCGAGCTTAAAAGCCTGAACAGCAGGAATGAATCGCTCACCGATAGATTCTTTCAGGTCATCAACCTGATTTTCGTACTTCTTCATCGCTCCGACAGCGGTTTCACCCACTACCTGAGCCTGTCCGTTGAACTTTTTAGTCAGATCATCGGTAATTGATGCCAGTCTTTCAACCCTTGTCTGTGTCTGATCAATCGTTATACCGTATTCCTTGAGTCCTTTTCCCTGACCTTCTACCCCTTTGAGTGTTGTATCGAGTGCTTCTGTCAGCGTTTTACCAGTTGCTGATGCAAAATCCGTGATCACTGGCATCAACTTTTGTATCTCCTGAGCCGTCAACCCGTATTGGGTAGCTGCAAGTTGAGCCTGTTGGATCTCATCGCCCGAGAATATAGTGTTATTCTGAAGTTCTTTGGATTGATTGATAAGATTATCGTAATCCTGCTGAAGCCCACCGTTTGCGCTGACAGCCGCCTGAAGTTTACGGGCATTGAGTTCGGATTCCTGAAATGCTTTTATGGATTCTCCTGCAAAATTCAAAACAGCATCGACAGAAAAAGCAAGTCCGGCAGCAGCGGCAATATCCATCAGCTTGCCGTCGATATTGCCCAAAGCGTCTTTGTAATTACCTACATTGCGGGTGTTATTTCCGAGTGCAGACTCCTGACGCTTCAGTTCGTCGGACGTTTCCCTGATCTGCTTTTCAAGAGCACCGCCAACTTCGATGTTCGCCTTTTCTTCTTTACTTAAAAAAGCATACTGAGCGGTAAGTGCCGAGAGTTGCGCCCGTAACTGTACAAGCGATCCCTCCTGAGCGGTGTTAGCGGTAATATTACCCTGAACAATACGCTGATAAATACGTGATTCAGCGTTGATGCTCTTTTGTTCGGCATCGAGTTGTACGAGTTTCTTTTGGATATTCTCGTATTCTACAGATCCTTTTGAAAGTCCTTCAAGCTGTTTTTTATATTCAGCCTGAGCATCTTTCAGTTTACTTGTTTTTTCCTTCAGATCGACAAGCCTCGCAGCGGCTTCGTCGGCTGATAACTCTATCTGAAGGACAATCTTCTTTGTTTCATCTGCCATTTATTTAAAAGGCAATTCGTGTTTTTTACTAAATGCTTTTCTGAATGATTTCTTATTGATCTTTCCCCATCTGTAAGATGCAAACGGTTTTTTATCTGACCATTTATTGATCAGGTA